CCGGTTTGAGCAAGCTCTTTTCGGATTGCCCTATGACCTTGCGCCCCGATGATCGCGTGAAGCGGAGTTTCCAGGTTCGGACACTTCGAGTTCGTGATCGAGAACTGTGCTTGATAGAGGTCATCAAGAGTCAGGTATCCAGTAGCGGTCTGAGAAACCGAAAGAGTGGAAGCCATGCTCAGGATGTCATCTGACACATACCGACCAAATGCCGCACCATGCTCATTGATAAGCCGGTTTGCATCGAGGTAAGTAAATGTTTGAGTCTCAATTGAAAGACCGGAAACGAGTGCGATCTTCGCAGCCGTCGCCGTTACTGAAGTGTCAGTCAGTTCCCCACCGGACCCAATAGCAAGAGCAGTGCTCTCAACCAAGGCTCCAGAAACGGTCAAAGAACCGTTCTTACGAAACTTCTTCGCGTTTGTGTTTTGCCCTCGTGGAATATCTTCTCGATAAATCGAGTTCAATCCCACCGCACTCTTTACGAATGCGGGAGCCGCAAGAGCGGCAATTGTTCCGTCAACAACGACGGCATTACCATATTCTGTTACGTTTGAAACAGCACCCATATAAATCTCCAATAAAAAAACCGCTCAAAGGCGGTCTATAAAATTCTGTTTGTTAAAAGGTTAAGCTCTATTCCCCTGCACGAGCACCCAATCAACGGTGCAGGTACGAGAGGCAGCGGCACGAGCGCAAACACCGATGTATGGCGCAAGAGCCACGGTTGCCGTGACAGCATTGGCTACATACGCCACAGTCGCATCATTGATGAGGAAGGTTGCGTTTCCAGTGGCATCAATGCGAATACCGAGAACCCGGTAGGTGTCAGCAACGAAGGCAAGGCTGGTATCAACGTGTGTTCCGTCAGTGTCAGCCTTTACGCCCACAGCCCGTATCGTGTCAGTTGTTGCAGCGGTATCGAAAAGGAATCCCACCGCATCCGTTGCGTTCGTTGTGAACGTGGTTCCTGAAAGGCTCGCAGCCTCTTCGAGATTCGCCACCTGGTCAGAGAATCCGACGAAGATGGAAATGTCCGTGATGGCGCTGATTTTTACCCGAGCTTGAAACTCAAGATTCCCTTGGTTGGCTTTCCATTGCAGCGCACCGCCGAGTTGAATACCGTTGACCGCGTAAGATGCGGCAGCATCATCACCAGTCGTGCCGCGAATAGCTCCACCAACTTCCCCCGACAGAATCGCAAAATCCACGGTTTGACCGTCAGACCCTTTTGTTGGAATGGTGTAGAAGTCTGTGTTGAGCGTATCCCCGAGAAAATCATCGAAGGACACAACTTTGTTTCTGTGGTCGAGATACCGACCGGAAACTCTATCGAGGAACTCATGCTCCCCCCTGTGTACTGTAGCCATATTGAAATCTCCAATAAAAAAGGCCGCGTAAAGCAGCCCATCTAAAAACTAAACTTGCCCCAACTGGCTACCTGACCAGGTATTTTGAGAACGCTTGAACCGCCAATTGTCCTTGTTGTTGCGCGTCCATCTTGCTTACGGCTTCCGCCTTTTGCGCTTGTGGTAAGGCTGCAAATGTTTGGTAGTCTACCCCTCCATTTGAAGGTGAAGCGCCGTTCGCTTTGAATGGTTGGCCGTTCTGCATTGCGCCAGGCGATCCCTTTGCTTTGAACAGGTGAGGCTTTTTCTTTTCGAGTTCAGCAATGAACTCATCAGGCCCCATTCGTTCGTGACGCCGACCGTCAATGTCAGAGAACCGAGCTTGCCCCTTCTCATCTTTGACGAACAAAGCGCCGGTCTCATCCTGGTCGAACGTGCGACGGATGATGTCCTTGAAATCTTCGGTGGCCGTGTCAACAAACTTTCCAGCGTGTGAGGTGAAGACCTTTTCGACAACTTCCAGCTCACGCAACCTGTTCTCTTTTTCCGAGAGTTTGGTTTTGTATTCATTGATGACGGGATCGAATTGGCCGCGAACAGCCGCCTCTTTTGCAGCTTCGGCATCAGCGATAAGACGATCAATATCCTTTTTATCGTTCCCCTTTGGAGCCTTTGAAAGCTCATCAAATTGGCTGGCCTTGGCTGTGAGAGCCGTGAGATCGACCCCCTTGAATGGCTCGAATTGCTTTTGGAGGTCTACAAGTTGGCCTTCAAACTTTCGTGCTCGCTCTATCGCGTTGTCGTAATCAACTCTGCTTACCTTGTCTTCGGTTCCAGTGCCAGGCTGTACGTCTTTATTCTCTTCGGTCATCGTCCTAATGCCTCTACAATTTTACGTTTTATCCTCTCAAACTGTTCATCGGAGAATCCGAAGAAATCACGCTTTTTGAGGTTCCCTTCTGCCTTCTTGGATTCGAGAGCAGAGTTGAAAAACACTTCAGCAACAAGGCTTCCCCCTTGCTTGAAAACTTTCTGTGTGATGGCTCTGAGCATCGAGCCTTTGTATGTGAGATCGACCGGCGAGGAACTACGACCTTTCTTCTTTTTGAAGGCAGCATACCCAGGCGTGTAGGGAGTGAACGCTTGATTATTGATGTCATTACCGGAGCGCGTCCGGGCAGACATTCGCGTCACTTCCTCTTGAACGGCTCTATCGAAGACCGTTTCGAGGGAATTGAGTTTGTCTTTTATGTCTTCAGCAATCTTTATGGGGTGAATGACCTCAATTCCCATCCTTTTCCTCTTCATCCCACATATCAGCACAGAACCGACCGTGCTGCGTTTGGACCTCAACTAATCGGTTCAGAATCCTTTCCACCTCAACATCACTTGGCTTCCATTCCTTATCGCTCCCGATGCAAAGACCGCCGATCCACTGGTATGAATCAGCGCAAAGGTTGAGAGCATCAAACAGCGCCTTTCTCAGTTCGTATTTGGTAGCCAAGTTCCCTCGCATATTCTTCAGAAACAGGTCTCAATTCATGCCGGCAGTTGTAGCCACCACAGTAAATGTTAGCCGGTAATCCTTGCTCATTGTCCCACGCTGCAATTTCCTTGGAGGTAAACACCTTTCCGACCCGCTTCCTACAGAAAGGGCGCGTAATCTTGTCGAGTGGTCCGAGATACACGAACAACTCAAAGCCAACATCCTTGGCCTTCTTTTGATTCAATGCCCGAGAGAAACCAGCCGTGGCCGTGTTCAGCTCCGTTGTGATTTGTGCCGCCGTTCTATTGGTGAACGTCTTTACCAACTCATGAACGTCAGGAACGTCACCGGAAATCACCTGTCTAAAAACGGTGCTGGCCAGCTCGCTCGTGTTTGAGAAAATCTTGTTTCGGAGAACCGATTCATCTAGCGTTATGAGTTGTTCAGCGGTATCGAAATCAACCGCGTTGAGAACATCCTTTTGGCCGAGGACCTTTTCAAAATGGTCACTCACAGCCTTTAGCTGTACACCGTAGACCGATTCAATGTCTTGGAGACGAGCACCAAGACCAGCCTGTTCTAAAGCATCCTGGAGACCACCAAGCGCCTTTATCGCTTCCCTGCCCTTCCCTTTTCCGACATCAACTTTGGAAAGGATTGTGGTCAGTTCATCCGACAGGAATTTATCCAGCCTCGAAACAAAGCGTTCAATCTGTTCGTCAGTTGCCTTTATCTGCCGTCTTACCGCTGCTTCCAGATCCGCCATTTACGAAACCTTGTAATCGTTGATTCCTACCAGCATTGAGCGCGAGGTTTTGCTCTTCATCGAGCTTTTCAAAATCCGTTTCTTCAATATCTTTGGCCAGCCCTTCAGGATCAGGAAGGTTCAATTCATCCAGGTTCTTTACGAGCATGGCCTTTCGGACAGACTCCACGCGCTTGTAATCGTCACGGAGAGCCATCCACACGGCCAACTCTTGATTGATGTCATCAATCGTAATCTTCTTGTCGAGTGTGACTCGTTCAGTGACTTCAACGCCCTTAAATTTGGCGTAGTGCTGCACCATCTGATTGATGATGTCTTCGATCTCGGTGAGTGCTGTTTGAGCGACGGCTATGAGATCGTCCTTTGCTTCCTTCTGAGAATCGGCGCCAGGCGCTTCCTTGCTTCCAGCCCCCGCCAGGCGTTGCACCTGATTGAAAGCCACCTTGAAAAATCGGTCTATGGTTTTCTCAATCAGGTTCGAGATCGCATCAATATTTCCAGGCTCAATGACTGTGATTTTCGCGTCCGGGTCCGAGATGAATGATACGGCATTTTCACCAAAGAACATCCGTTCAGGGATCTCAGAATTGCCGGTGACGATGATGCGTTGATAGGCTTGGTTATTGGCTATTGAGGATTCATCGGACAGATAATTGAATAAGATGAGCTGTTGCTCTGACGGTCCCTCTACCCAGGATTCACCATCGAAAAACGCAACCGGCAGCTCGCTCCATCCAGTAAGGGAAGTCTCGCTAACATCCGTCCAAGTCCGTTTTGTCTGACCCCCTTCCAGTTTTGACTCAGATTTGTAGATGGAGACCGTGTACGTTCCACCTTTCAACCAAAGCACTTTTCGATACGTGAAAATCTTTGGTTCCTCAAAGGGGGTTGCCGGTTCAATGAGCTGATATTCTTGTTGCAGCCAATCAAGCTTTCCAACGCGACCAGGCTCGGTTGAAATCTGCCAGTTCTTAACCTCCAGCGGATCGAGCACATCCATGTAGGGACGAAGGCCAAGCTCTAATTCCCGCCCAAGGTTTTCAGGAATGACCGGAGCCTTATCAACGAACCCAATCACACGACCGAACAGAATGTAGTTCTTCGCAAGATCATCTTTAATGAACGTGTCAAAGGAGGTGCCTTTACCGTTTACGTCCCGATACTCATCCTCACCAAAAACATTGTCTTTGATTGAATCAGGGACATTGATAGGCCGACGAAAAAGGAATGATGTCCACCGTGAAACGGTTGGCTCCATAAGGTTCAGATACCGGCTTCTCAGCTCTCGAAGTTGTCTGAGCGGGACGCCCTTTGGAAGACCGCTTTTCGCATCAATCCCCTTTGAGGCTTCGATTTGTTCAAGAGGATGCAACCACAGGTATTGTTGATTACAGGCCAGGACATCATGAAACCCGTCGAATAAATCTCGGTATTTTGTCCAGAACTTTGACTTCCGTTCGTAATGAGGATGGTCGAAAAAGGTCTGTGGCATTATGAGAACAGGAATCTAATCGTTACGTCCGTCGCAGCCGCAAAGGTTGGAGTGGCGCGAGAAACGAGACAGGCGTACAGGCTACCGGCAGAGGAAACAGGGATAGCCAGGTTCCGGGCTTGCCCAACACTGTTATCAGCGAAAGCGTACCAAGTGGTCACACTGACCACGCCAATCACCTTGAGCAAATCAGCATCAGCAATGTCGAGAGCCGCCTGATCGGTGAAGGTAGTAGCCGATGGGTCTGAATCGAACAGGACGACATCCAACGCCACACTTTGTTTTGCTTGATCTATGATGACGATGGATTGCAGAACCTTGCTTGTCGGTCCCTGCAAACCCGAACTCGTGACAGTCAGCTTTCCGCCGATCAATTCATTCGCTGCATAAATGGCGGTGTCCACTACTGGAGACGCCGAGATAATCAAATTTGTCATCTTCGATCCGTAAAATCAGTTCTTTCCGTAAATCTTTATGCCGGTCTCAAAATCACCTTGAATCTGATGGACCAGGTATTTGACGGCATCCATCCAGTGAGTCCAGGTGTCATTCGCCGGTTTATCAATCTTCCGCGTGTTCTCTTTCCAGGTTGTAGCCAGGAGAGACCGCTTCACGTTTTTGAGCCGTTTGCAGACAAGCAACGTGTCTTCAAGAAACATTCTTTGGACCGAGCCGACCGAATCAGTCTCAGCCGGATTGACCTTTGCCGCCCTGACCGTGACGTTCTTGTACCCAAGTTCTTTGAGGTAATAAGCAATTTGCTCGTAATCGGTTCGTTTCGTTCTGTGGCTCTGAGAATGGCCGGAACGATCCCCGTATATGTAAATCTGTGTACCGGCGAACCTGTCTACCGGATGCTTTGAGGCAAATTCCGCAACCGCATCATCAAGATCCGCACTCTTCCCCGATGATTCATGGGTGAGCCGGAGCTTTAGCTTTCTTGTATAGCCGTAAGGTCCGAGATCTTCTTGCCAAACCTTTTGAGCCGAGGCCCAGGCCATAGGGTTGGCGTTGAAATCGAGTGTGAAAAACAAATCCTTGAACGGATCGGCTTCGACATCATCAACATCGTGCTTCTGTGGGTTGTAATTGCTGTACGCAGCACCCTCGACAAGAGGGCAGAAGAGGCCGTAGCGATATGATTTTATGAGGTTCGGATTATGGCCGTAGGTGTCCATCAAGGACTGGATATAGCTTGGCGGAAGATGAGGATTATCATCACTCCAAAGAACGTACCGCCACCAATTCTTTTCAGTGTGGCGATGCTTTCGACTTGTGACCGGCTCCCAATTCGGTAGCGTGTCAGAGTCAAACTCTTCAGCGAATCCAGTCACTCCTTGGGGAGCACCAAACACTAGGCTTTGACGAATCTTCGCCCCAGGGTGACGAACACGACCGCGAAAGTGTCGGGATGAATCAATGTGACAGGCTCCAGCCTCATCTATTGAAGCGTGTGACAGCTCGAAAGCGCACACGTTTTCGGGATTATCCCCTGACCAGAATATGACCTCGTGTTTTGACCGTCGGTAAATAATGCGAGGGTATGGCGTCCAAAGAACGTCATAATCTTTGCCCTGTGAGTACCCAAACTCTGATAAAACTCGTTTGTAAGTCGGTATTGCAGCCACTCTGATATGGCTGTACGTTGGCTCCATCCAGCCGGAGAAAGGTGACTCTTGATTCTGCAATACCCGAAGGTGATGCCATTGAGCGCCACCATGCGTCTTGCCGCTGCCCAAAGCCCCAGAGACCCCCATAACGGCCATCTCTGTTTGGTTCTGATAGCAATCATTAACCCACCAAGCGACCTCAACCATTACTTTGGTTCTGGGCTTACGTTGATGATGATATTGTTTCGCTCTTTCGTTTCTGTCGCCTTGTCTTCAGTCTCTTTCCACCCCAGGCGCACCTTTGCGAGAAATATCTGCATCGTGACATTCCCCGACTGTGCAGACGCAAAAGCCCATCCTGCTATCTTTGCATTCCCTTTTATGGTTCCGCGTTTGAGTTCAGGTGCGTAATATTTCTTAAGGGTTGATTCCGAGATGTCCAATAGGACGGCGATTTGATCTTGTGGGAGGCCGATACCTGCTAATTCTTCAGCTTGCTTCGCGGCTTTAGCTTCACGTTCGTAGGCTTTTCTGCCCATTGTCTTTTTTATAGAGGTTTTTTATAGAGCTATTTCTGCTCGGGAGGGAGTAATTGTGCGCGTCTACATCGAAGCGCGATCTCTTCTTTTATATCTTCGAGGTGTTTATAAATCGTTCGTTTCGATACCCAATAAATCTTATATTCTTCCTTCGTTCCGGGAAGGTATTCCCCGGCCATAATCTGAGCCACACTGTGACGAGTCTCGAAAGTATCACAGCACAGGTGAAACGCTCGATAGCCGATTGAGTGTGGATGATATTGCTTGAGGGTTTTATTTATGATGGAACAAGCAAGGCACCAGGCAGCTTCAGGACCACCGAAAGAGGTTTCAGCACCATCCCACCGCACGATGTCTATTTCAAGAGCTTCGTTATTACAGCGTTCAGGCTCCATCAGGTTTTGAGGTTTGAACCTTGCTGGATTCGCCAGGGCTTTGAAGTTAATTACTTCCTCAACAGCCTTGAACTTATATCTTATCACCTTGCTCATTACAGAGTATTTTTGTGTTTGTCAACTTTAACAAAAGCTTTCTTTCCCTTATAACATCGTTTTCTCTTTTGATAGAGAAGACGAGGAGTTTGAGCACCGTTCCTTACTCGTTCTCGCCACTCTTCAACAAAGTCACGGATAATCCCACAGGTATAATCCCCATCTTCGTAGATGAGTTCAGCCCACATCTCAAGCTCATTACTCATTACCCACTCGTAGGCTTCGGCTCGACATTCCATCCGAGTAGGGAGGACAGGTCCTTTTCGATTCTGTTTTCTTTTAGCGTCAGGATGCCGAAACTTTGAGGGATTGGGAGGCATGATCGCGTCTTCCATCGCTTTGAGGATGACTTTATGCATCAAGGTTCTTTCAGGCATTTCGGTGATGGGGGAGAAATCAGGGTCTAAGGCGTAGCGGCGATTGCCGTTGTGTTTAATCATTCGTTGTTGGTTGGTAAAACGTGGATCTCGACATCAACCCTTGGCCGGAGTCGGTCATCGAAACGGTACATGTGGATTTCAGTGATTTGCTTGTCGTCGTGGTAGGCGATTCCGTTTAGGGAGTCTGACAAGATCTTTTCACGGTTCCCCAGGTCTCCCACCCTTCTAGGCCGGTAAATCTTGAGGGTCAGGCTTATGTCACCGTCGAGAGGATTGCAGCCCGCAGCAAGTGCCAAGGATGCAGCCGTTTCTTTATAGGCTTTGGCTTCGGCTGAGAGGTAGGTTCTTGCCCGTCCTTTGATGACAACCGTTCTCCAGATGCTATTTGCACTCGGTGGATAAGGTAAGGTGAAACGGTACGTTGGCTGATAACCCATTGATCTATGGGTACTGTAAATGATCTAGATCAGCAAGAGGGAATTTTAATCCCAGCTATCAAACACATGCCAAACTAAACCGCTTACCTGAACCGTTCCAATATAATGAGGACACACGGTGTCTTTGATATGATGGCCGGTTCCACGGATAAGAATTGTTCGTTCTTCCGGTTCACGCTTTGGGTCAACTACCACCCACATAACCAGCTCATCTCCCTGCATTTGAACTGTAAGAATATTGCCCTGCTTTGGAACTTGAAGGATAACCTCATTTTGAAAAGGTAGTGTGTATTTCCAAATCGTTAACATTGGAGCCTGTAATCAGATCGGCTTATTGAACGGTAAGGGCTTCAAATCCCTCTTTGGTGTCACAAGAGAGGCGAATACTCTTTCTCTCTCTTCCTTTGAGTTATAAAACCAAAACACAAGGTGGCCCTGCCCTAAATTGAACTGTATGGCGAGATCCCCGTCTTTTGTTGTCAATTCAATGGTGCGAACTATATCAAGATTAACAATTATATTTCCGCTTCTTACGAATCCTTTCACAGTCCATCTCCACTATTACAAATATCGAGTTCTACCACTTTTCGTTTTAGGCAAGAAAAAGCCCTTTCAGTTACGGAGAAATGAAACGAAAGCCGTAACCAAAAGGGCGAAGGTTGTTCTGGAGAAAGAAGTTACCTTACATCCAGAATCACATATATTTTAATCTATTGCCACACTCTTTTTTCACTTCTGTTCAATGTTCCGTCCATTCTCGCCTGTAACAGTGCTACCTCTGCAAGTAAATCAATATGCACGTCCTGAAGTTCATCATCCAGAGCACGAAAAGCCTCCTTTGTGGCTTCTTGAGTAGCGTCAAAGGCAATTCCCAAAGCCTCGTGAGCCGATTTCAAGTCTCAAACCTGAGAGATAGTGACAAATAAACCAAGAGCCAAACCACCAATAAGAACATAAGCTCCACACATTAACGCAATCATTTCATCCCCATCATTTTCTAAACAGTTGTTTCCCATCAAGCATATACTCAGCGAATTGATTCAATATCTTCTTTGAGTAAGTGCCGGTTGGATCTCCGTTATAACAATCGAGCGACTTTTTGAGCCGTTCCGATTCACTCTCTGCCTTCTGTTTTACCCAACAGGAGGAAAGTGCAGCAAGACCACATTTGATGTTTGTCTCAATGTTTTTCCTCCCAACGAGATCAGACCAGGTTTCCGCAATCCCATCACAGCTTTTGCCTTTGCCGAGGTGGAAATACGGGATGACCTGCATAACCCCCCAGGATGTAGCCTTTGCCCTGTTTTTGGCCTTTGCTTCAACCCTTGGCTCAAACCTGGAGGCTTCATTGTTGGGGTCACCACCAGACTCAACCGTGATGATGGCCTTCAACAACTCTTCCGGCATCCCATGGCTTTTCGATTGAGCTTTGATGTGCTCCCAGATTGGCCGGATCTTCTCAGGGACTTCCCTTTCAATGACCAGGCTTTGAGGGCTTGTCGTTTCCTGCTTTCGCTTACAGCCGCCGAGCTGGAGAGCACCGAGCGCAACCGTCATCGTTATCATTGCCTTGTTCATATCATCCCCATCACAAAACAGACTCCCAGGACGATTCCAGCACGAATGCCCCCATCAATCCAAGCTCCTATATCGAACGACCAGGCTAAAAGAGGCGACCAGGCATCCCACCATTTTCCTTTGATATTATCAATCATTTTGACCTCCCACCTTTGAACGAAGAGAGACAAAAGAGCCTTTGATACGCTCCATCCATCCGGCAGGGTGCATTCTCACCTCTTCCCGACGCTCATCTATCGGGTAGGCTTGGACAGTGAACCCACAGCCGGTAAGGACCGAGAGCATCAGGCCCATTCCAAAGGCAGCAGCCAGCAGCCCACACGTATTTTCTATCTTCCTTTCTTTTTCCATTGTCTTTCTCCAAAACAAAGTTATAAATCTTAATCTTCAGCTTCCAAACGTTTCATCATTCGTGCCGGCATCAGTTCGCGCCAGGCAGCGCCGACACGATGTTTGGCCCACGCCACATAGTCTTTTGCTTCTTCGAGTTTTTGATGTGCGCGAAATGCACCGAACGTGCCGTCTGAGGAGCCGGTAAAGATGCCGGACTTGATGTGAGAGCATCGAAAGCAAGCTGAGTCGAACGCTGAACCGTTCATGCAATGGATCTGCCACCAACGGCGGTAACTGGCTTCTGTGCAAGGGTCCTTCTCTATGACCGCACACTCACCACCGTCACAGACGACCGCGTTAAATTCAGGATTGTATTTTATTGCTTGAGCACTTGCGGATGTCGCTATCAGGACTGAGGCTGTAACCAAATAACATTTCATTTCTGCTTTCTCCAAAACAAATCGGCTTTATTGCCGACAGACAACCTATCGTTGCTGCCCTTCAATTTCTTGAGTGTGTTTTGATGCGAGAGGCAAAAAGAGGATTCAGCATTGATTCGGGATTTATTTGCAAAACAAATCCGTGGGGTTATACTACCGTCGCTTCTTTCTGAAGCCTTTTCAAAGGAGAGACTCTTTCTTCCGGCAGCTACGTGACTGCCGACCGGCAAGACGTTCAACTGCATTTCCTTGCCGGAGCTAATCAGTGACAAATTAGCAATCAATTCTAAGTGTGCCTACCCAGGCGCAATAGGAGAAAGAGTAATGATTTCCCATTACAAATACGGAAGAAAAAAAGAACTTCAGGTTGGTGAGTTCCTTCAACGGAGGGGGTTTGCTTGGGGAAGATCCCAAGGAAGCCGTGGACCTATTGACCTTATCGCTCAAAAAGGATCACGGAAACTTGCAATCCAAGTAAAGGCCAGTCGGAAAAAATCCATCTCTTCGGCGCGGCTTACTCAACGTGAAGAAGCGAAGTTGTTGGATGTCACCGAAGGCCGTCGTGTCACTCCAGTCCTTGCCCTCGTCGCGGGTAATTTCGTTTGCTTGTTGCGGGTGACAGACGGGAAGATTCTTTTCAAAGGCGAACTGAAACCGCTTAAGTATATCCACGCTGATGAGGCGTAGTTTTTACTGCATCACTGAATCAACAATGCCCGCGCATCTTTCGACACACGGGCATTGTTGATTCTCTTTCATCCCTACTCCATCCCATGACGTTTTTTCAGCTCTCTTAAACAATCTTGAGGGTCTTTCGGAGAATGTGACGGAGGCCCATCTATGGAACCATAGTCATTGGCAATTTCCCACATCTCCAACAGCAGGGAGTCTAATTCGGCTTGAGTAAGATAATGTCCTTGCTCAAGCGTTACCCCCGGACAATGCCCATATATCAAACTATCAGTTTCATGATCAGGTTCGCGGAGCCGTATGCTTTTTACCTCTCCGTTAAGTCGATATGTCCAAGCTTTCATCTCTCACCTTTATCGAATCAACATGTCCGGCTGATACATCGATTTTTTCGCGTTTCATCAATGTATCCTTCTCAACTAAAAGACTGATGGCCGGAATTGACTGAAGCTCATCCTTCTCGAATAATCAAATCAAAACTCGATGTCACACAATCGCTCTCCCATTCAAGACCGCATCTTTGACAATGGTGTCGAGTCCTCTCCGTCGGTAATCCATACCAATACGTGAGGATTAAGTCTGAGTACCGAATAGCCGGAGCTTTGCAGCCGAAGACAAAACAAATAACGTCCATTAACCAAATCTTCATATTGCCTTCTCAACTAAAAGACTGATGCCGGGAGTCGAACCCGGTTGGATACTCTCCCTATCTGCTAGGGTGTGATCGCTCCACGGTCCCGATCACTTCTGCACCGTCTGTTTCACCGTCAACAGCGCATCAGTCACAACTATTCTTCTTTGGAGGGAGGCTTCATCAGAGCGTTCCAAGTCATCACAATCTTATGTTGCGAACGTTGATGCGCCCTCA